GAATACTACAAAATCGGCATCGACGGTGGCTGGCTAACCCCCGAATACATCGCAAAAAAGGAGGGCATCAGTGCCTGAAATGGAAACACGCGAGTTTGAAGCTCGCGCCGACCTGGCCGAGCGAACCATTACCGGTATTGCTGTACCATACGGCCAGACCGCTAACATCGGCGGCCAGTACGACGAGGAGTTCGCTCCAGGTGCAATCCGTTCCGTGGAGGATACCAAGTTGTTTTACGGCCACACCGAGCCAATCGGAACCGTAATCAGTGGACGCGAGACAGATGCAGGATACGAAATCACTGCGAAAGTCTCAAACACTACTAAGGGAAATGACGTTCTCGAGCTAATGCGAGACGGCGCACTCAACAAGTTTTCGGTCGGATTCATTCCGGTCGAATCAAAGCGAGATGGAAACAAGGTTGTGAGAACCGCTGTCGACCTCAAAGAGGTTTCAGTAGTTCCATTCCCTGCGTACAGCTCGGCAACCATTACCCAAGTCCGAGAGGAAAGCCTCGAGGACACCGAATCAAAGGAAACCCCTATGAGCGAAATCGCAACCCCAGAGGTTGACGTCCGCGCTGTACAGGACGAGGTAGCCGAGCTGCGTCGCGTTGTCGAGGCCGGCCTCACCCCTGCACCTGTAACCGCTGCCGTCTGCCGCTACCAGAGCGTAGGCGAGTTCGTCCAGGGCGCTGTAAAGCGCGAGGACGACGCTGTCGCACTGTACCGCACCGCAAGCACCTCGGCCGACACCGTAACCCTCCCAGGCTGGCTCGGCTACATCGACACCCTGATTGCCAACAACCGTCCAACCGCTTCGGCATTCAGCCGCGCTGCACTGCCAGCTAACGGCCTGACCGTCGAATACGCTGCAATCTCGAGCAACACCCTGGCAGTAGGCGAGCAAGACCCAGAGAATGAGGCACTATCGTTCGGCAACCTATCCATCGACAGCGTCTCGGCTAACGTCAAGACCTATGGTGGTTACACCAGCTTCTCGCGTCAGACCATCGAGCGCAGCTCGGTTCCATACCTGAACACCGTATTCTCGGGTCTCGCCATCCAGTACGCATCGGCTACCAACGCAGCCGTAATCGCCAAGCTGGCTGGCCTTACCTGGACTGGTAAGGTAATGGACGCCGACGGCGGAACCGCAGCATCGCTCCTCGAGGGCATCGCAAACGGTGCAGCCTACATCAAGGCTCACTCCGGCCTGTCGCCAGAATTCATCCTGGCAGCACCAGACGCCTACATCAAGATTATGACCGTAGCCGGTTCGGACGCACGTCCAATCGTCAACGTCTCGGGTGCTGGCGTAAACAACATCGGTTCGGCTAACGTACCAGGTCTCACCGGCCAGGTATTCGGCCTCCCAGTAATCGTCGACCCACAGCTCGCAACCGGAACCGTCTACCTGGCTAACAGCGCAGCTGTACAGGTACTCGAGTCCGCTGGCGCTCCAGTCCGTCTCACCGACGGCGACATCACCACCCTGACCGACTCGGTTTCGGTATACGGCTACGCAGCTGTAACCGTTCCATTCGAGGGTGCAATCGTCAAGCTGGACGTAACCGCCTAATAGGTGCATTATGACTGTGACTTTGGCAGACTTCCAGGCTTACGTCGGAACCGACGAGACAGACTTCCCAACAGACTGTCTCGCAACCGGTAACGCCCTGGTAACTCGATACGTCGGCGACGTGACTGTACCCAGTGCAGTCCTCGACCAGGCTGTTCTAGTTGCCGCCTCGGAAGTCTTCCATCGTCGCAGCGCACCTAACGGAATTGCGCAATTCGCATCATTCGATGGCGCTCCCGTTCGAGTCGCCAAAGACCCAATGAACGCGGCCTACGCAATCCTAAAACCCTATTGTGGTTTGGCAGTCTAATGACTAACGAAATCACACTAGCCAAGCAAGAATTCGCGCTCGACCTGCAGTCGGCCGGACTGGACGTCAACATCGTCGACCACGTTCCCGACCGAATCACGCCTCCGGTGGTTTTGCTGAAGTCGTCTAGCCCCTATATGACCCCAGCATCGGTCGGGCGCGAATACTTGCTGCACTTCGACGTTGTATGCGTAGCACCTACCGCCAGCAACGCCATCGCCTCCGAGAAACTTGACGAGCTAATCCAGGACGTTTTAAACGCACTGCCAGGCTACGCCGAGATGGCATCGGTAGGACAACCCTATTCGCTTCTGACTGGAAACGCTGAATACTTAGCCAGCGATATTGCAGTCAATATCCAAATCACTATCTAGGAGATAAAGATGGCCGCATCGACCCGAATCAAGGCGACGAACATCAAGTTCAAGATTAACTCGACCGACTACGCTTGCGACGCCGACAGCGTCGAGCTGTCGCTCACCGACGCACCTGGCGACGTCCGCACCTTTTGCGAGGTACAGACTGGCCAGCAGTGGCAGCTAAAGCTAACCGGAATCACCTCCGGCGACACTGGCTCCCTGTACCAGTTGCTGTTCGCAAATTACGGAACCGAGGTTGCATTCTCGGTGGCTCCAGCTGGAAACACCACCGCAACCTCGACCGCCCCAATCTACACCGGTACTGTAATCTTCGACCAGCTCCCACCGCTGTCGATGACCGCCGGCGAGATTATGAAGTTTGAAGTAACCCTGACTGTAAAGAACGCCGTACACACCCCATCGGCAACCCCAGCAGTCTACTTCGGCCTCACCAAGACCGTCAGCTAAAAGGCTCTCTAATGGCTGTCGACACCGGCGGCTCAATCAAAGTCGAGGGCTTGCGCGAAACAATCAAATCGCTGCAAGCCCTCGGCGCAGAGAAAGCCGAGTTCGTAGACATAAACCTGCAAGTGGCAGAGACCCTTATGAATAAGGCTCGCCCAATGGTTCCAGTACGCACCGGCAACCTGGCTAACAGTATGCGCGCCTCAAAAACCGCAAACTATGCCCAGGTAGCAATCGGTAAAGCCAAAGTTCCATACGCTGGAGCAATCCACTGGGGATGGTTCTATGACCGTAAAAACAATAAGCCAAAAAACATTAAACCAAATCCGTTTATGGCTCGCGCACTCGGCCAAAACTACGACAGCATTATGCGGCAGTACAATGACAATATGCAGAAACTGCTAGACAAATACGGATTAGGGAATGATTAAAAGATGAGCGTAAACGTAGCACTCGAGGCACTGACTATCGACGAAATCGAGCTAGTCGAAAACCTCACCCAACGACCTATTGAAACCATCCTCAACGAGGACGTACCAAAAGGCCGCGTATTGAAAGCCCTAGTTTTCATCCTGCGAAAGCGCGAGAACCCTGACTTCACAATCGAGGAAGCCGGCAAGTACAGCCTCAACCAGGCAATGGAAGTATTCGGGGCGCTCGCCGACCCAAAAGGATAAGAGAGGAGCAAGCTCGCAGAATGGCGACCTTTTGCCTAGCTACCAAAATGCAGCCAAGCGAATACCGCCAACTAACGTGGACTGAATACATAGCATTTGCTAACGTACTCACCCCAGCGAGTAAAGTGACCGATGGCTACCCTGAATTTTAAATTCGTTGCAAACGATGCAGGACTCAAGTCTGGCATCAACGAAGCCAAAGGCCACCTAGACGACTTCGACGGTAAAGCCAACACTGTCTCCGGCAACATCAGCAAAGCATTCGGCCTAATCGGTGGCGCAATCGCTGCAGCTGGAATCGTCCACGCCCTCAAAGAAATGGCTACAGCCGCCCAAGAGGACGAAGTAGCCCAGAAAGCCCTAGCCACCCAGCTGGAAAATACCCTCGGCGCGAATCAGAATATGGTCGCCAGTGCCGAGGAGTTTATCTCCACAATGAGCCGCCAGGCTGGCGTCGCCGACGACATTCTACGCCCGGCACTTGCTAACGCTGTCCGAGGTACTGGAGACTTCGAGACCGCAACCAAACTTCTCACCATCGCGCTCGACGGCGCAGCCGCAACCGGCAAACCTCTAGACACCGTCCTCCAGGCACTTATCAAAGCCCAGAACGGCAACGAAGCCGCTCTCTACAAGCTCGCACCACAACTCAAAGCAACAAAGGGAAACATCGACGACTTCGCAGCATCCGTCAAGGGCGCAGCCGAAGCCAGCCGTAATCCATTCGCCGCATTCCAAATCAGCCTGGACGAAGCCAAAGAGGCCATCGGCGCTCGGATGCTACCGACCCTAAACAAGCTGGTCGACCGACTAACCCCTATGGTCGATAAGCTAGTGCCGGCCTTTGGCGACGTAATTGATGCGCTTACCCCAGTCGTCGAGGCTTTAGTGCCACCACTGGTCGACGTAGTCAACGCCTTGCTTCCACTGATTCCACCGCTATTGGACATCATCAAGGCCGTCCTACCGCTTATCACTACCTTGCTGCCGCCACTGGTCGACCTATTCGTCAAACTGTTGCCGGTAATCCAGCCCATCGTCGACATCCTGGTCGACTTGCTAGTGCCTATCCTGCAAACCCTAGTGACCGTTCTCAAGACCGTCGTTACCTGGGTAGGCGACGTCCTGGTCGCATTCGAGCCATTCGGCCGCAAGATTCAAAAGGCATTCGAGGGCGTCGGAACATTCTTCAAAGGCCTAGTCAACGGCTGGACTGACACGTTCGAGTCATTCATCAACGGAGCCATCGACGGGCTGAACGGCATTATCCGAGCCATCAACCTAGTCGGCAAGTATGGCCCAATCAAGTTCAGCGTCGGAACCATCGGCCATATCAACCTACCGAAACTTGCAAATGGTGGCATCGTAATGCCATCGCCAGGTGGCTCAATCGTCAACGTAGCCGAAGCCGGCAAACCCGAAGCGATTATTCCACTAGACCGACTAGGCAACCTCGGTGGCGCAACAACCGTCAACGTCTACGTCAACCAGGCAGTCACCGCGCAAACCATCATCGACGTCATAAACAAATACTCACGCAACACCGGCACGAGCGTTACAGGACTATTCGCGTGACAACTGTAGCCGACTTCAATATCGCCACCGACGTCCGCGTCGAAATGTTTCTGCCATTCGAGGCAGACAACCTATTCATTATTGGAGTATCCAATATTGGTGGCGACGACGTCCTCGGCGCATCGACTGCATTCATCATCGGCTCAAGCCTTATCGGCAGCACCGACGTCCTAACCGACCAGACCACACCAGGATTCGCCTGGCAACGCTTCGAGGCCATCACAGCAAGCGCCTCTATCTCAACCGGTGGCCGCGTCCAATCCAGCCTCTACTACCAGCCCGAGGCCGGCAGCGCATCCATCACAATGCAGTCACTGGACTACGACCCGAGCGTAAACAAATCGGTTCGCCCTGGAACCCAGATTCGACTCCGAGTCGAACGCGGCGCAGTAAACAAAACCCTTTTTACCGGCTGGATAGACACCATCACCGTGGCTTATGGCGCGGAGGGCTGGAACACAATAAGCATCGCCGCTACCGACGTCTGGAAACGTATTGTAAACGCCCGAGTGGCCACCTACGACACGACCGTTTATCACAGCGGAAACCACGTCACACCGCTCGAAGCAATCACCCTGGCAGTGACTAACGCCGGCTACCAAATGAGCAGTGCCTCCGTCGCACTAAACCACAAACTCCCGACGACCAGCAAAACAAACGTAATCGTCAATACATTCATAAATGACGCACTAAAGACCGGTCTCGGAATTAGCTGGGTAGACCAGGCAACCGGCCAAGTGGTCGTAATACCAAGACCAACATTCGTCGACATCGCCCCAGCCGGAACCTGGACAATCGGCAACAACCACGGCGACCCATACCACCTATGTATGAGCGACATAAAAGTACAGGCCGACGGTGACGTAATCTTCAACTCGCTCCGAGTAGAAAACAGCAACGACTCCAACGAATACGTCGTCAAAATCGACCAGGATTCCATCGACCTCTACGGAATGATGGCGCTAGACGTACAACTCAACACCACACCCGATGGCCAGCTCACCAAGTGGACTGATGAAGTATTCAGCCAGTCACCCACCAAGCTAGTAAAGTCCGTCCAGACTCCAGCCATCAACCGTTTAGGCGTCCTAACCGATGCCGCATTCTTTACGCCGGGAACCCTAATCGGCGTGAAATACACAAACAGCCCTCTAAACATAAACGACTATTACAGCGTCGTGAAGGTAAGTCATTCCATCACGCCGGACAATTGGCTCACTAACCTAGAGCTATGGAAGGAATTCTAAAATGCCGATAAAGACATTCCAGAACGGTTATCCGCTACCAGCGACCGACTTGAATACTTATCTAATGAATCAGACGGTTATGACGTTCGCATCGTCGACCGCTCGAGCTTCAGCTATCACTAGCCCAAATGAGGGTATGCTGACCTGGCTAGAGGACGTCAACAAGTATCAGTATTACACTGGCAGCGCCTGGGCAGACTTAATACCATCGACTACTCCAGTCTGGTCGGACAAGTCAGCCAACTACACCACCGTCTCCGGTGACATCAACTCGACCATCCGCTCCACTGGTTCAGCAATCACTATCACCGTCTCCAACACTATGAGCAACGCCGGCGAGCGCATCGACTTTATTCAGGCAGGTTCCGGCCAGATTACTTTTGCAGCCGGCTCTGGCGTGACCCTTTACTCGGCAGACAGCCTGACCAAGACTGCGAAGCAGTACGCAGCGGCCTCCGTCGTATTCGGTGGCTCCGGCGTCTACTACCTGATTGGAAACCTCGGCTAATGATTCCCCTGGGCATTCTCGCCTCGGCAGGAGGTGTAGCAAGTTTCGAGCTTATCCAAACTCAAGTTCTGTCGTCCTCACAGGCAACGGTAACGTTCAATATTTCGGCTGGCCAACAAGCAGCCTACAAGCACCTACAGCTTCGCATAACTGGACGTACTGACCGTTCATCGGGTTATGATGGCGGAAAAATCCGTTTCAACGGTGGCACTTCGACTGATTACGCTTACCATCACCTAGGAAGTGCAGGTTCAACCCCAAGTTCTTACGGTGACGCGGCATCAACATACTTTTATTTGCCTATGGGAACAATGGAAGCCGCAACAAGTGCAGCCAACAAATACGGCGCAGTTATTTGTGACATTCTTGACGCGTTTTCAACCACAAATAACAAGGCAATGCGAGTTGTCGGTGGTGCGCTTACTGTGACAAACGTTTACCTATCCTCGGCTCTTTGGGTAAATACATCTGCTATTAGTTCAATAGCAATTTCTCCAGACGTAGCAACTAATTATGTTTCTGGTTCACGTTTCAGTCTTTACGGAGTACGAGGATAATGGCGAACGTACATACTCTTATATTCAGTCAGACGCTATCTTCAGGCCAGGCTTCAATCACCATCGGTTCCGGTGGCACACTTACCCAGGCATATAATGACCTTCGCCTGATAATCTGTGGAACAAGTTCTACGTCAGCAAATATTGGCATCCAGTTCAATGGCGACACAAACAACGCCAACTATTCGTATGTTTATATGCTTGGTAATGGTTCGACTCCGTCAGGCGGCACTGGAGCAAATGCGCTCACCGGCGTAATGTTATCGACCGGCATTAGTCAAAACGAATACTCGATTATGGACTATAGCTCAACTAGCAAACAGAAAACTACGCTGGTTCGTACTGGTAATCCAAACGGAGACGTAATTGCTTATGTAGCCAGATGGGCAAGCACTTCAGCAATATCTTCAATTGTCGTAAGTGTGAACAGTGGCACGTTCAACACTGGAACGACCTTTTATCTATACGGAGTAAGCGCATAATGGCATATACACTTATTCAAACCCTGACCGTTGGCGCAGGAGGAGCATCCAGCATCGACTTTGCATCCATCCCATCAACGTTCACCGACGTTTATATCGTTTATGCAATTCGCAGCACTCAAACCGTCGGCGCTGGTTACGTCACCATAAAAATAAATGGAGTCAATACGAATCTTTCCCAGAAAGGGCTTTATGGAAACGGTTCCAATGCCGGTTCGTTTACATCGCCCAGCGATTATGTAGGAGATATCGTCGGAGCCAGTGCGACCAGTAACACCTTTTCAAATGGGCAAATATACATTCCAAATTATGCCGGCACGACAAATAAATCTTATTCAGGTGATAGCGTCACTGAAAATAATGCCACAGGAGCCAACCAAGTAATTATGGCTGGACTCTGGTCACAAACAACAGCAATCAATGCCGTCTCCATCGTTTCGACATCCGGAACTTTTGTTCAATATTCAACAGCCTCGCTTTATGGCATCAAGTAAGGAAAACCAAATGGCAGAAAAACTAACCCGACTCGAAGTCAACTGTGAGACTGGCGAAGTCAAAGAAATCGAGCTTACGGAGCTAGAGATCGCGGAACGCAATGCAGCCGCTGAAGCCTGGGAGGCAGAACAGGCCGCGCGCCAACTCGCCGACCTACAGCGAGCCGAAGCTCGCCAGGCAGCAATCACTAAACTGGCAGCACTAGGCCTCACCGAGGCCGAAGTCCAAGCACTACTAGGAGCATAAATGGGAAACGTAATCAGCGGCGACTACCCAGCACCAATCGAAGTCCAGCCAGAAACCACCGACGCAGCACCAAAGACCACCACCAAAAAGTAATGAGCGAAAACGGCGTCAACATCACCCTAGAGGCTATCTATGGAGAGCTTCAGGAAATCAAGCGCGGCCAGATTGAAACAAACGGCAAGCTGGCTGTACTTGACACCATCCCGGAAAGGTTGCGCGTCGTCGAACTCGAACTAGCATCATTCCAATGGGTGAAAAAAGTCGCCTACGCTGGCCTAACCGCCTCGGTGACAGCCCTAATCGCTATCCTGGCAGGACTACTCAAATGACATTCAAAGCACCGGGTGCAGCCTGGGGAAGCCTCTTTGGCGCTCACGAATCGTTCCGACAGCACCCACACCGAGGAGCAGATTCGCTATACCAAGAGGGCGCAATCGTAGGCTTCCCCTGCGACGCTATCGTCTCCGAGGTATTTTGGAGCGACGTCCTCGGCTGGACAGTCGAATTCATCGACGCAGAAAAGACCCATATTCAAGCCTCGCACCTGGCCGAGAAGCCAAAAAGCTACCGCTCCGGTGACGAAGTCAAGGCAGGACGCCCACTAGGGCGCTGCGGAAACACTGGCAGCGCATCCACTGGCGCTCACGTCCACTGGGCTATGAGCAAGAAAGCCCACCCACATCTGGTCGGCTACAACGACCTAATCGACCCAAAGCAATACTGGGAGACACGCCAAGAAAAGCCAGCCGCGAAACCGGCAACCAAACCAAAGGCTAAAAAGTGAAAACACTAGCTCAAATCATCGGCCGACTAGGCGCATACGCTGGAGCAGCCGCCATCGGAGCCGCAGCACCACTAATCGTCACCGGAAACCCAGCCTGGTGGATGGCCGCATTAGGTGCAGTAGCGCCATCAGCTGCCCTTATACTAGGAAGCATCCTAAAAGCCTACGGCTCGGACGGAAAACTAACCCAGGAGGAAATCGACCAGGCATTTGCCAAAGTCGAGGACTCTAAATAGACAAAAGAAAAGATGAGGGAAAATGAGCAACTATTCGCTAGACGACTATGTTGACGTAGCGGAGCGCATCCGCGCCTTTAGGGAACTACACCCAACAGGCTCACTACAACGCTTCGACCTGCAATTCATAGAATTCGGCGGCAAAGCTTGGGTCGTCTATACGGCCGCAGCCTACCGAAGCCCAGACGACGAGCGACCAGGCATCGGAACAGCCTGGGAACCAGTACCAGGCGCAACCAACTTCACACGCAACAGCGAAGTACAGAACGCAGAAACCGCAGCCTGGGGTCGAGCAATCGTCGCCGCGCTCGCCGGAGACACTAAAAAGGTAGCAAGCCGAGACGAAGTCAGGATGCGTACCGAAACGGCCGAGAAAGCCACGTCACGCGACTTTATCCACGAAGCCGAACAATACGCCGCTCAAGGCAACCTAACGGCTCTACAGGACGTCTACAAGTCAGCCAAGACATTCGGCCTCTCCCAGTCAAAGCTCGACGTAATCATCCTGCTAGGCCAGAAATTGAAAGACCCCACTGGAGATGAGGGGGGAACCAGTGAGGCCACGTCTAAGACGCAAAACAAGTCTAAGGCCTAGACGTGAGCATCGAAGCAATAAACGCCGTATTCGCACACTCGGAACAGAACGGGCATCGACTAGCTGTCTTGCTATGCCTGGCTAAGTTTTATGGCCAGGACGCAGGTGAGGGATGCTGGCCGTCCGTTAGCACTATGGCGCATCACTGCAATGTTTCGGAACGCACTATCTACCGAGCCCTAAATGAGCTCCGGGATGCTGGCGAAATCGAAATCTGGCGCAACGATGGCGACCACACCGGCAAGGGCGCGAACCCTAACCGCTACTACATCACTGTCGTCTGCGACCCCGAATACTGCCAGGGGAACCCAAGCCATAGGGCTGTGGATAACTCCAAAAGAATAGGTGACAGAACTGACACTTATACCTGACAGGATTGACACTTAATACTGACACTGTTGTCACTAGAACAGTAATTAACAGTAAGTAAGTAACTAACTTAATTAACTACAAAAAACCATCCACAAACCTGTGGATAACTCGGAGAAAAAAATGATTCAAATCACGACTACTGGAACCGTTCAGAACGACACCGACCAGAACCGACTAGGCAAGCTAAAAGTCGAATCGCTGCGAACCTACTTCAAGAACGGTGAGACCGTAACTACAACGGCCACTTACTACGTCGCTGTCTGGTTCAAAGACGCCCAGTCGCTATCAGCTGGCGAAACCATTACCGTCACCGGAACCGATGCTTACCGACTAAGCGAACCAAAAGCCGACGGCCGAGTATTCATCGACCGAGTAATCAGCGACGCCCAGCTAGTTACCCACCGAGCTGCAGTAGTCGACGAGGAGCTACCGTTCTAATGATTACTTTTAGCGTTCCAGGTACACCAATCCCCCAGGGAAGCAAGCAAGCATTCACTAACGGAACCAAGACCTGGCTAGTGGAGGCCAACAAAGAAATCTATGCCTGGAGAGAGAAAATCGCCAAGTCGGCGACCATAGCGATGGAATTACACCGCCAGAAGCCACTGGAGGGCGCTGTAAGCCTCGAAATCGACTTCATTATGCCGAGACCCAAAACAGTCACTCGAGCCCGTCATACGGTCAAACCAGACCTCGACAAGCTGATTCGCGCCGTCAACGACGCCATCACCGGAATATGCTTCGTCGACGATAGCCGCGTCGTCCGCATCAACGCAGCCAAAAACTATGAACGATTCGGCACTCCAGGAGTAATCATCACGCTGCATTCACTAGATAACGATTCGATAACGGTAAGCGCCGCTTCAGCGTTTCACGAACAATACCTCGGAAAATAGAACCGTCTAGAAAGGACAAAAAAATGAGGGCAATAAAATTCATTACCGGGCTAATCGGCTTCGGTGGACTCTGGTGGCTGTCACTGAACGCCGGCCAAATCATCATCCCGGCCTACGCTGCACACGTCCAGCTAATAGCTCAAATCACCTGGTGGCTAATCGTCGTCGGTTACGGCATCCACGTTCTACGGAGCGACCGATGAACAGCGAACACGGAGTAACCGACAATATCGAGCTCGCATTCCAGGCATTTCACAACGCGAACCCAGTCGTATACATTCGACTAAGAGACCTAGCCCGAGCCTGGAAACGCCACATCGGCGACCGAGTCGGCATCGCCACAATCTACGAACAGCTGCGCTGGCAGCTCGCAATGGAAAAGACCGACGACTACAAACTAAACAACAACTACCGCGCACTCTACGCCAGGCTCTTAATGGACAACGAACCAGACCTAGCCGGATTATTCAACCTGCGCGAACGAACTACAAAAAGATTGGCAGAAACCCGATGAACGCAGTACACGAACACTACAAAAAACTAGGCAAGCTGGAACTAATCGGCGACCAAATGGATTACCTAACCAGGCTTATCGAATCGTATATGGATAAGCCGGCTAACGAATTCAACTCCGGCCAAATGGCACTACTGCACGACATCCTCGACGAAATGGCGCAACAGCTCAAAGCCATAACGCCAAAGTGTAAATACTGCCGAGCATTCCCTTGCCAGTGCGACAAAATCGACGCCCAGCGCGACTACGGACGCGAGGAGACCTGGTATAGAAATGACTACTAAAGCCCGACACCGACAAGAAACAAAACCCTGGTATCCCATCAAATGGTATTTGAAACACCTGAAACACCGCGCCTATGCTCGGCTCCGGAATGCAACCTCGGCCACTACTCGAGAGGACTATGCCTCAAGCATTACCAAGTCGAATGGCGCAGACGCCAAATCGAACCCGGCTACAGTTACCTCCAGGACTATAAACCCATCGACCCAGACGAACTCTGGGAATACGTCAAGAAAGAAATAGGCATTATGGACTTCTACGACTTCAGCGACACCCTAGCCAAAGTCGACTGGAATAGTGGCAATATTCCAGCTGCAATCGCCAAAGCTCGCATCCTCTACGAACCACGCGGAACGTTTGCAGTGATAACGGCACAGCAAGAAAACCAAGCCATCCGGCAAGCTGTAATCAAATGGCTGGCTAGCAACTACGGCGACCAGTGCGACCGCGTCTACTTCGTCTCCGGTAGCGAAGCCAACATCATCCGGAGCAAGTCACGCATCCTGGCAGAACAAAACGCAGACAGCTTCACCGACAACAACGTAAACATCCTGCGAGGCATAGCCCAAGAGCTGCCAAACCTACGCCTCTACAAAGCCACCGGAGGAGACCGAGTAGCGTGGCGACCATAGACCAAGACGACGACAACCGCATCCTCTTAGCCCACGCTATGCACCTATGCCTAGACCGTAACCTAGTCTGGTCAAGCGACTTCGATGCAGTACGCACCTGGCTAGGCACACACCTACAACTAGCCCTAGTAACAAAGCCCATCAACCATCGAGACATAACCCTAGCCAGACGCATAGTAGGACTACAAGACAATGGCTGAATGGCACGACTCCCCAGCCTGGAAGAAAGCAAGAGCCAATGCCAAGCGCATACTCGACCCTATCTGCGTACAATGCGGCAAACACTTAGACGGGAACGACTGGACAATAGACCATATCCACCCACCACTGGATGGGGAACCAGACCACAGCATCGAGAACCTACAGTCAATGTGCCGGGAATGCAATGGCCGTAAACAAGACAAGGTATTCGTTAGGACTAACTGGTTCAATCCACGATGGAAACAGCCCCTAGACCCCCTAAAAAGCCCCTAAAATAGGGCATTCCAGAACCCCCCTAAAAAGGCCGTTTTTTCTGGGTATCACAGGACACCCCGCGCAGCCGCACTTTTTTTCAAAAACAGTTCAGATTATTTGGAGTTGATAACAATGGTTTACGAATCGACTAAAGCTTGGTTAGATTCACTAGCACTTCCGATGGAAGCCGCTGTACTTGCTAACCTCGCTTTGGGTTTAGCCCAGTCCTACGATCTAGAGGGCAACACTTCGACAGCCGCCGAGCTGCGAAAGACCGTCCTCGAAATTAAGCGGATGGTCGGAGAGACCAACGTCGAGGTGGACCCAGTAGCCGAGCTACTCAAGCGGTAATGCAATACCCGGCGCGCTATACCCGACCACTGTCGCCTGACTTCAAGAGTGACGGCGACCTAGTCCTCAAGCTGGCCGAGGTTGCCTGGGCGTCACCCGAGTCTGGCGGTGAAGCAATCAAGCTGGATGAATGGCAGAAATGGATTATCCGCGCCATCCTGGAACGCTACCCAGACGACCACCCAGAACACCCTGGACGACTACGCTACCGCCAGGTAGTAATTTCCATCCCACGCCAGGTCGGAAAATCGTTGCTCGGTGGAATGCTCGCCGGCCTCTACGGTTTGCTTGCCCACGTTCCAGGCGCGCGCGTTCTCTCGCTCGCATCAAGCCTCGAACAGGCGAACATTATTTACGACCGCGTCCTATTCGCCATCCGTAACAATTCCCACCTCTCTAAACGCTTTAAACGCGCGACCGAAACTCGAGGCATCGTCACCGCCGACGGCGCTGGCCGATACCAGATTATGCCGGCCAAAGAATCAGCCCTACAGGGATACCCAATCAGCCTCTGTCTTTTCGACGAGCTGCATATCGCTAAACCGGGTATGTGGTCGGCCGCCGTATTGGGAACCCAGGCACGAACCGATGGCCTAGTCCTCGGCATCACTACGGCCGGAGACGATACAAGCGAGACGCTACTGAACCTCTACAAGCTGGGCGACCGAGCGGTAAACGGCGACCCCGAGCTGGAGCGTTTCGGTTTCTTTGTCTGGGAGGCTCCACCTGGAACTCAAGTCGACGACCCGACCGCGCTACGCATAGCGAACCCAGCCATCGAATGTGGACGCATTCCGATAGCCGACGTACTAGCTAACGTTCGCACGATGCCAGAACACGAAGCCCGACGTTATGTCCTAAACCAATTTATAAGCGGAGCAGCCCAGTCCTGGCTGCCAGGCGAAATGTTCACTAAAGCCGCCGGTAAAGGCATCGAAAAAATTGTCAATCCAGTCCTATCCATAGATAGAACCAAGAATTTTGAACACTGCACAATTTCGGCCGCCGTCCGAGTAGGCGACAAATACGAGACCGAGCTAATCGCCTCACTCAATCAGCCAAATGAGGAGCAACTGTTCGACCTAATCTGCAAGCTCTACATCGCTAACGCCGCAAGCGCCATCGCTATGGATTCCGGTTCGTTCCCAGGCTTAGCCAAACGACTCAAAAACAAAGGCTTCAAAGTGTACGAGCTTTGGCATCGAGAAATTGCAACAGCTTGCTCAACCGTTTACGCACTATTCGCCAGGGGAGCAATCACCCACGCTAATGACCCACTACTCCGAGTCCAAATGCCGAGAGGCGTCTCCAAGTACCAGGGCGACACCTGGAAGATTAGCCGCAAGGATTCAGTCGGCGACGTCGACGCAATCTATGCG